CTAAAGGCGGTGTTGATGCTGCAATTAAGCAGTTGGATAGGCTAGGTACCGCTGAAGTCCAAGGCGCTATGAATATTGCTGCTAAGTCAAAAGATGGACTTGAATACTTTAAGACATTCTGTTCGCAATTAGGTATTCAAGGTGCTAATGAGTTTATCCAAGGTCTTAAGAATAAAACCATTGATGCTAACGAAGCTGGTAAGTTATTCTCCAAAATGGTTGAAATGGGTATGTCTGAAGCGCAGGTTAAACAGATTGCCGAAAAGGCAGGGTATGACTATGCTAATGGTATCCTTACAGCTAAACCTGACGTTAAAACGAACTCTGAGGATATTAAGAATACACTTGTTAACGGATTGACCGGGGGTGGTAATTGGGATCTAGGTCTACTAGAAAAAGCCTTTGGTAACTTAAATAGCCAACTCGGCGGTAAGCTTGATATGTCGAAAGCTTTGGCCGGTCTTAAAGCAGGGCAAATCCCTCAAGAGATGATTGAGGCTATGGCTACTGGGGACTTCTCAAATATCTCACAAGAGCAAATGCAACAGTACCTTTCTAATATTGACGCTGCTGCTCAACCTGCTGGTGATAAAGCTAAGCAAATTGAGCAAGCTGTTCTTAGTGGCTTAACCAACAATGGTCAAGGTTGGGACCCACAAGTAGTCGGTCTTGCGTTTGTTAATTTAAATAATCAGCTTGGTAATAACCTTGATGTTACAAAAGCTATGGCCGAGCTTAAAGCAGGTAATATTCCACCTGCAATGATCGCCGCTATGGCTAAAGGAGATTTCACAGGCATCTCCCAACAATATATGGATCAATTCCGTGCACCTATTGAAGCAGAGCCACCTAAGACAGCAGATAGTATCATGAAGGTTAAAGATTCTGCGTTACAATCAATAGATGAGATGTATGTTGCAACTAAATCTAAAGTTGAGCCTAACCAAGCCGAGGTGAACCGACTTATCTCGGATTATAGAGCGGGTAAAGAACATGCTAAGGAAGAAATGCAGGAGCTTATTAGAAATGTTGATATACATAGAGACCCTTTATTGTTAGCCGCTACGGGTGTGGCAAAAAGCGCGAATAAAGGGCTTGATGCTGTTGACGGCGGACCTGCCGGGGTTAAATTAGGTGCTACATTTGCCACATCTGTTGAATCACAAGGCAATAAGAATAAGGCAAGTACCGCAGGGGGTTCTGTTGCTCAAGCGGCCGCAGGTGGCATGAAGGCAGATGCTTCCGGATCTGGTGCTGCGATAACAGAAAGTTTCGCCGGAGGTATTTCTAGTAGACGTGCTATGGACGCCGTAAACGCTGCGGTCGGAACAGTCTTGGGTGCTGTTGCTCGTTTCTTACCCCACTCTCCTGCGAAGGAAGGACCTTTCTCTGGTGAAGGTTGGCGTCAAGTAGCCAGATCTGGTCGCGCTATTATTACTGAGTTCGCTTCAGGATTTGGTTCTGCTGGTTCATTTAAAGCGATTGATAATAACATGAAAATCGTTCAACAATCAATCAAAGACGCTCTTGGTGAAACATCAGATTACCTTGACGATAATATGGAGCTATCTCCTGTTATCACTCCTGTATTGGATATGTCAAATATCGATGGTTATACATGGAATGGAGCTGGTTATCTTGGACTTGCTGGTGCAAACATTGATTATTCGTCGCTTAATCCTACAAGCCGTAGTATCGCTTCTAATCGTTATTCTATTGACGAAGTGGTACGGGGATTAAATAATGTAGACCAAAAATTGGCGACGCTTACTGAGAACTCTGCTATCGGAAACGATCTGCTTGCTCAAGATCGGGTTAGTCCGATTTACTTTGATAAAGATCTTGTAAACCGTGCATTGGCGCCAGGAATGGCAGATGCTCAACGGACTTATAATGATCGATTAAATATGTTAGATGGAGTGTTACCAAGACTATGAGAGATGAATCTTATTTCTCCATAATCTTTGGTGAAGGAACTGATGCTGTTGATATCGGTAAACTCCTCGATGCTGTAACTAAAGTTGAACGTAATGCGGGTGCTGGTCAGGAACACACATATTCTGCCGGCACTGGCCGTTTTGGTAAGACATGGGTTTCTGGTAGACGGAATTCCTATGACATTACCATTGAAGGACAAAAGACAGGGAGCCCTGCTGAGCTATTATCGCTTCGTACGAAACTAGCTCGGGCTCTTGACTGTCCTGATGGGCCAAAGAAATTACAGTTTGATGATCAGGACGGTAAATATTACCTTGCTGTAACATCGGGTCAACCTAAGTTCACTGAGGATTTACAAAAGAGTCAGGCTACTGTGTCTATTTCATTTGAAGTTCCGGATGGTTTATTACATTCCGAGCTTACAAAGGTACTGACATCGAAGACTAACTCCCCAGATATTGGTTCTCTTACTAAAGAGGGGAATATTGTCAAAATGACTTTAAATAATGCAGGAAGTGCACCAGCATATCCTCGTATTAGAATTAAGAATGCCGGTACAAATGGTTGGATCGGTATCGTTAACAAAAATGGTATAATGGAAATTGGTACAAGTGCCTCTGGACGAGACGGTGCTGTAACCGCTTCTGGATCATATGACCAATCACAACTATTACTTAACCTAACTCCTAACGACTCCGCTGGATGGCGTAAAGGGGTAAATATTGGCGGTAAACTTAAGTCGCAGTCGCCTTTGACTGTGGCTAATCATGCTGAGATCAGCGATCTAACCCTTGACTGGGCACCACAAGATGCTGGTAGTGTGGGATATCCATGTCCTGGCTTACATTGGACTCGTTCTGGATCTAAGGGTGTTGGTCAAGACTGGGGGTGTGCTGTATATGAGTATACTTTACCCGCTGATAAGAACAATGTTAAGGGCGCTAAGAACTTCCGTTGTGACTTTAACTTGAAGCTTTGGGCATCTAAGATTGGTCAAACTGGTCTGTTATCAATCATGTTTATGGACGATAATGACCGACTTATCTGTGCCTATAGTCTGGATAAATGGACAACTGATAGTGATAAAGTAGCTCAGGTCTTTACTACTACTGATATTCATACATTGCCTCGTGAAGAGAATATCTTCGGATCTAATAACAATGAGCCAGGTCAGCAACGACCTAACCCTGCTTTCAACAGTAGGACAGGTAATGCTTATGTTATTAAGGACGGGCCTAAATTCACATATGGATACAACGGTATTCCTAAAACCATCGTTGATGCTACTAAGGAGAACTTGGAATGTACTAAGATCTGGATTCTATACGGTCGACTCAGAAATGAACGGCCAGGTGTTGGACATCTAGATACCTTATGCGTACAATCGATTAAGTTCCAGAAGACCAACGTCCAACGTTATGACCTTGTTCCAAACAAGTATAACACCGGTAGTGAACTTATTGTGGATATGTATGAAGGTAAAATCTCATATATCTCTGATCCAGAGGCATCTAGCCAAGGAGTCGGAGCTGAAGGAGATCTAGCAAACGGATCTCGATATTTCGCAATCCCTCCAGGGGAGTCACAACTTGAAATTCATTCTTCCGGCTTCGTTACAACAGCCCCTGAGGTTACTGTAGAGTGGGAAGAAGCATGGCTATAAGAAAGGAGGCCGAAACTTCAAAATGATTGCAAAACCTGCATGGCAGTTAGCAGTTCATGATAACGCAATGAATATCGTTGACCATATTAACAACGACGTTCCGGGTTCTCTGAAGTATTACGATGAAGAGTTCCATCAATACTGCGGTAAGGGTTCGGCTACCTTTACTTTTACTGTCGATAAATATTCAAATGGCGTTCTAAATGAACGTATAGCAAATCTCACAACAGAGTCTTATATCTCTTTTCATGAAGACGATATGGACTATGTGTTTAACGTAATGACTCGTAGAGAAACTGACTATACTATTACTTTGGAATGCGTTTCAACTAACTTAGAGTTGCTTAATGAGAAGGTTGTTGCTTACGAAAGTAAGGATGCTAAAACCTTCCTAGAATACATCGAAGCTATGCAACTCTTTAAATTTACTCGTATCGAATTGGGAATTTGCGAAGTTCGTAATACCAAGCAGACGCTTAAGTTCGAATCTGATGACGATACATGTTTGGCTCGGATCCTTAAACTGGTTGAGCACTTTGATGGTGAGATGGAGATTATAACCAAACTTACCGATGGTGGCCAGATTGATAAGTATATTCTTAATGTTTATAAATCTCGTAACAACGCTAAAGACCATGAACCTGGTTTAGGTAGAGTCCGTACAGATATTCGGTTGCAGATGGGTAGAGATGTAGCTTCTGTTATTAAGAAAGAAGATAAGACGAACTTGTTCTCTGCTATTCGTATGCGGAACAAAGACGGCGCTTATATCACCTTCCCTAATTCTCGTGAGATCAAAGCTCCAGATGGTACACATGTTGAGATGTACTGTAACCGGGGTTCTCATACAATCTATGCTCCTATTTCAGCTAAGCTATATCCGTCTGTTAACAAGCGTGATAACTGTGACCCATGGATTGTGCGTGATGTAAAAACCGAGTTCACTAACGCAGATGAGGCATGGGCTTACGGTGTTAAGATGCTCCGTAATTACATGTACCCTATAACTACATGGGAGATCAACCTTAACTCTTCTGTAGTTCTTCAACGATACGACATCAAGATTGGTGACGTTATCTTCATGACGGATGAAAACTTTGTCGGTGGATTGCTTATACGAGCTCGTGTTGTTGAAATGGTACGATGTTCTACCGATCCTGGTAAGACTAAGCTTACTTTATCAAATGTCGTTGCTATTCGACCAACGAACAACTCAACGTTGATGAATACAATGTCACGTATGATCAACGACGCCCAACCTTTCAAAATGACTGTAAAAACTACAGGCCCCACGATGTTCCGTGAGTTGACAGATAGCTGTGAGCTTATCCCAACATTATATAAAGGTAAAACTGAGGTAACTGACGTTGACTTTAGTTACTTCATTGACAACAATCTTGCAGGTAGTGGTACTCGATTCCGGGCATCGCGATCTAATGTAGGTACTAGCGGTAATGCACTCATTACAATTCAGGCTTGGGTTCAAGGTCAGATGGTAGAGTTCCAAGATGTAACTATCGCTACTGTTAATGATGGAGTCTCTCCTGTACTCACAACTATTGAGTCTAGTAACGGCGATGTGTTTAAGAACGGTGTCATTGACACTGTATTAACCGCTAAGTTATTTAGAGACGATGTTGAGATTGACACACGAGGCGAGGCCTTTGATTATATTTGGACTAAGACTAATGCTAATGGTGAAGTTGATGAACCATGGGGTCAACGCCCTGAGTCCAGAAGGAAGAGCGTTAGTGTTACTCGTATTGACGTCGAAGATAAAGCGACATTCTCTGTCGCAATTACAACTAAAAACGGGGCCGTTAGTACCGACCCTACTAAATATAAACGGGACGATACGGTCGGTAATACCAAAGTCATTGGTCGGAACTTATGGGTAAAATCTAAATGTGAAGGTTATGCCGCTATTGAGAAACTCCCTGAAAACCATATTACTGGTCAAACGGAATGCTATCGTATTGAGAGCGGACAAAAGAATAATCTAAGATTTAATATTGCTCCCGACTTCACTAAAAGCTTATATAAGAAACTCACTATGTCTGCCTGGGTTAAATATGAGAACGTTAAAAAGGGTCCAAACCCTTGGCAAGGATTTAACTGTTTTAAATCAGCCCCATTGGAAAGACGCAACTCCAAGACAAATGAAACAGCGCCTATTGATTACCCTGGGCTTTTTACATTTGAGGAATCTTCTGATTGGAAGCGTATCGAAGCAACTTATGACTATGGTTCGGATCCAAAATATGATGAGTTGAAAATGGATCTTCGCTTCTTTCTTGAGGACACGCAATCAGGTACTGCCTGGATTACTGGGGTTAAAGTCGAAGAGGGTACAGTTGCGACAGACTACTCATTATCACCAGAAGACAAGGAAGGAGGCGTGTAATGAGTTTAATTTCAACTAGTCAGATTACTATTGTCGATTTAGATGATGGCAGAACCCAGTATACCCACCTTGCTTGGTGTGTAGGCATGATTCATAACGGAGAACGCATTCCGAAACCTGACACTTTTACTAAAGATCCTGCTGAGGCCGATGGTCGCGACCTTATAGGTATATATCAGGATTTTAACTTCGCAGGAAGCGATCGCCCTGAAGACTATCATTGGTCTAAATGGGCAGGTAAAGACGGTGATACCGGTGTTCCAGGTGCGCCCGGTACTGATGGACGTACTCCATATATCCACTTCGCCTATGCGGATAGTCCTGATGGATATACTGGGTTCACGACGGGTGAAGTATTTGCTAATGTTGGTGATATTGACTCAGAACCTGTCATAACTAAAGTCGATGTAAGTAAGAAGCTATATCTAGGTACATACACTGACTATACAGAAGCAGATTCCAATGACCCATCAAGATATCGTTGGCAGAAGGTACGTGGTGCTGATGGCGCTAACGGGGTTCCTGGTAAGCCTGGTGCTGATGGACGAACTCCATATGTGCACTTTGCTTATGCCAACAGTGCAGATGGTAGAACCGGCTTTACTGTATATGGGGATCCTAATAAGAAGTACATGGGTACATACACCGACTTCGAACAAGCCGATAGTACTGACCCTACAAAGTATAAATGGTCTCTTATAAAGGGTGCCGATGGTGCTCCAGGCCCTCAAGGTGTCCAAGGTCTACAAGGCCCTAAAGGTGATCAGGGTATTCCTGGTCAGAGAGGTGCTGACGGTAGAACCCAGTATACTCACATTGCTTATGCCGATAACGCTTATGGTAACGGCTTCAGTCAGACTGCGACAAATAAAGCCTATATTGGTATATACCAAGACTTTAACCCAACTGACAGTACTACTCCGTCTTCTTATAGATGGACGAAGTGGAAAGGTGACGATGGGGCTAATGGTATTCCTGGGCCTAAAGGTACAGACGGTAAGACGCCATATATCCACTTTGCCTATGCTAATTCAGCAAATGGTAATAGCGGGTTCAGTGTTAGTGATTCAACTAACAAAGAATACATCGGTACTTACACCGACTTTACAGAAGCCGACAGTGCCAACCCTAATGTCTATAAATGGACGAAGGTTAAAGGTAACGATGGGGCTAAGGGTGATAAAGGGGATATTGGTTTACAAGGCCCTGCTGGTCCTGCTGGCCCACAAGGTATTCAAGGACTTCAAGGTCCTAAAGGGGATCAAGGTATTCCCGGCCCTCGTGGGGTAGATGGACTAACACAATATACCCACATTGCCTATTCTGATGCTGATGACGGTCGTATTGGCTTCAGTCAAACAGACTCTAACAAGCCTTTCATTGGTCTCTACCAAGACTTTATTCGAGAGGACAGCCCAGAACCAAGCAAGTACCGTTGGACACGATGGAAAGGTCAAGACGGTGAGCAAGGGGTTCCTGGTAAGCCTGGTGCTGATGGACGAACTCCATATGTGCACTTTGCTTATGCCAACAGTGCAGATGGTAGATCTGACTTTAGCTTAGCTCAATCTAGTGGTAAGAAGTACATCGGTACATATACTGACTTTGAGCAAGGTGATAGCAGTGATCCTGCACGGTATAAATGGGTGTCTCTAAACGGAGATCTAGTTATCGGTGGACGTAACCTTTGGATTAACAGCAAAGCTACGGGCTATGCTGCTATAGAGAAACTTCCAGAGAACCATATAACAGGTCAGACTGAATGCTTCCGAATTGAAGCTGAAGAAGGGAAGAATAATCTTAGATTCAATCTAGCTCCTGAGTTCACAAGTCGATTTTATACAACATTAACAATGACCTGTTGGGTGAAGTATGAAAATGTCCAGAGCGGTAAATACCCCTGGTCTAAATTCAACATCTTTAAATCAGGAGGACTTTGGAGACGTAACTCTAAGACTGGACAAATATCATCAGCAGACTACCCGGGGATGTTTGGGTTCACTGGTAGCTCCGACTGGACTAGACTTGAAAAAGTTTATAACTTTGGATGGGATACAAGATATGACCAGTTGAAGACTGATATACGTATTTTATTCGAAGGTGTTAAGACAGGTACTGCTTGGATTACTGGTATTAAGATTGAGTTCGGTAATACCACTACCGATTATACCGTTGCTCCAGAGGACTTAGACAGCGCTATAGCTTCTAAAGCAGACCAGTTGCTAACCCAAGACCAGATTAACCAACTCTCTGAACGCAATGCGCTTCTCAAAGCTGAGCTAGACGCAAAGGCTACTCAGGAAGTCGTTGACGAGTGGATCAACCAAGTTCATAACCTTATGGATATCGAAGAGGCGGGTCGAAAGGACGCTGAGCAAGCCGCTATTCGAGCTAGTGAGCGTATCGCTGAGTTACAGAACAAAGTTGGCGAACTTAAGATCGTGACCGAGTTCGTTAACACCTACATGTCCCAATCTGAAGAAGGGATTATTGTAGGTCAGAAAGATGGTTCCTCGAAAGTCTTAGTATCAACAGATCACATCTCTTTCATATCTGGGGGTAAAGAGGTTGCATCAATCTCTCAAGGTGTGCTGCAAATTGATAACGGGGTGTTTGTCAAATCACTTCGTATCGGTCGATTTGTTACAATGCAAGACCCGTCAAATCCAGATAGAAATATAACATTATATGTAGGAGGTGCATAGTAAATGGTAGTAGTAAACTTCTCCGGTCCTTGGGCGGGGAATGTACAATTAGAATTATGGTCTGATTGGAATGTTCAGAAACCTGAACAGAATGCGTCGCTTGTCAATGTGCAAGTTCGGTTAATTTCCTCAGGTGGTGGTCAAATCTTCTCAGGGAATGGCGGTAAACGTCTATGGTTGAATGTTGGTGGTATAGAAGAACATTACGACATCGACCCCGTTATTGGGAAAAACCAGAAGCGTAATATCTTCGGTAAAGACTACCTTATCCCACATAATCCAGATGGTACTAAGACGATTACTGTATCCTGTGAGTATGTCGCTAACTTGGGCGGGTATGGTACTGCGAAAGCACAGTTTACACTCAAACTCAAGGATATTTTCAAGGGTAGTAAAGGTAAGGATGTATCTGGTACAATAGGTAGCCCTGTAACTCTCTCAGTTGACCGTAATGATACAAGATATACACATGCTGTAGAAGCGGAGTTTGGTAGTTGGAAACAGAATATTAATGGAGGTAGTCGATTTGTCTCTACTTACAACTGGACACCGCCCATGGAGTTATGTAATCAGGTTCCTAATTCCGATAAGGGTGTTGGTAAGGTTAGATATATAACTTACCAAAACGGTAAAGAGATTGCTAGGGATGAGAAAAACTTAACACTAGCGGTTCCGGCATCAGTCAAGCCTACGTTATCGTCATTTTCAGTTCGAGATACCAATACTGCCGTCAACAACTTGCTGGGTGATAATAAGTTTGTTTCTGTCCTATCTAATCTGAAAGTCGATTTCTCTAAAGGAGTTGGCGCATATGGATCAACTATATCTAGTTACTCAGCAACTATTGTCGGTAAACCAAACTCTACTTATAACGAAGATGGTATCATCGGTAGTATTGAAATGGTTGGTAACGCTGTTGTAGAGGCGACTGTTACAGATAGTCGAGGTCGAACTAGTGAACCTAAACGGGTTAATATAGAATTCCTTGATTACTTCTTACCTCAGATCAGTTTTGAGGCTAAACGTGTAGGTAGTAACGGTGAGCAGATTCAAGTTATTCGTAATGCTAAAGTGGCTCCCCTCCCAATGAATGGTAGTCAGAGAAATACAATGCGAATAACATTTAAAACAGCACCGTTTGGGTCTAATACATTTACTCAAGATACGGGACCTGCCAATATGTTGTTTAATTCAATATCTCAGATAACTAATTCTGCGGCTAATCTAGATGGTACGTTCGCTTCTGGTAGTTCTTATGTTATCATAGGGACTGTGCAAGATAAATTTACTAGCTCAGAGTTCAGGGTTGAAGTCCCAACGAGATCTGTGCTTATGTCTATGGACCAGACGGGGGTTGGTATTGGTAAGATACGGGAACGTGGCGTTCTTGATGTTGCTGGTGATGTTTACGCCTCAGGTCAGTTGAATGTAAACGGTATTCGTGTTGCTGGTAAGACTATTCAGCAATATCCGCTTACTTCATTAGAGGGTCGAATTCAAGACGTTCGTTCGTCTAAGAAGGATTATAATACCTTTACCGAAACTGGTCTGTATATGGTGTATGGGAAAGACGGAGGCGCAAAAAACGGTCCTGATACTAAGAAACACGGCCTGCTTGAAGTATATACCTTAAACCACCGGGAACTCTTCCAGCGGTTCATGGACGACCGTCTAAACACCTGGGTACGATGGCGAGACTGGAGTAACAACTGGACTGACTGGGAGCAGACTTATGTTTGTAAAGCAGATGTCCCTGCTCCTGTTGTAGAAAAACCTAAGTTTATTCATAAGGACTTTACTGATAATATACCGTATAAACTTCCAGCGACAATCACCAGAAGCGGTGACCTAGTTACTATCCACATACCTAGAACGATTAAGACTATCACTCAACGGATAGAAAATTTTTTATGTCCTGAGACAATACCGGTAGGCTTTAGACCAACTAACGTTGCAACTATGATATTAGCTCTTAACGAGTCTGCTAATTTCTTAGGAAACGCTATGTATTATTTCCATCCAGACGGCTCGATACGGATAACTACAGGTATAACCAAAACTGCTGTATATACGGGAACTATAACCTATATTACAACAGACCCGTTCCCAGATAAATAAGGTACCCACCATACAATTATAATTAAGAAAGGAGATTTAAGTGTCTAAACTAGAATTTAAATCTAAATCGTTGGACTATGATCCAACTAACAACAAGCAAACTCATGTCATTCTTGTTGACGATAATAACTCAGTAGTCAACGTGTTCCTAGAGGAGGCGGCTATTGACCTAAGTAACGCTGAGTTGTATAAGTTAGCTATGCAGAAGCATTATGACATCAACTTCCCTAAAAAGGCTGAGAATGAGCGATTTGAAAAAGTCGATGAGAAACTTGGTTCTATGGATGACGCAATGGATGTCCTTGTCGCATTTGCGGTATCTATTCAAGGGAATATGAATCTACCTGCATATCGCCGAATCGCATCTGTAGCGAAACCATTAGTCAATGGTAAGCGATATAATAATGGTGATGTTGTTGTAATGCCATATCCATATGACACGAACACTAAATGGCCTAAAGATACTCCGACCCTATTCAACTTCGCAATGCAATCAGGGGAAGGATATAACTTCAAAGGTCAGAAGCTAGCTGAAATGCTCCAACAAGGAGTACTTAGCGTGGTTATGCCACGTATTGAATAGAGAGGGAATATGCAAGAAAGAGAATTAATGCATTGGTTTATAACTGTCGTTATTCCAATCATCATTAGTCTAGGTAGCTTCTACATTTCCTCTAAAAACCGGGCGGCTGATTTAGAGCACCGTCTGACTGAGCTTGAAGTATCAGACAAACATAATGAAAAACTTATGGATAGTCATACTTTGAGATTGGATAAGTACGAAGAGGAACAGAAGATTATTCGGGCTTTAGTAGAACGAATGGATTACATGAACGAGAGTCTTAAATCAGTAAAGACGGATATGGACGAGATCAAAGTGCTTGTCCGTAGCTACACAGAATCACGAGGTAACAATAAATGAAACTTTCAAACGAACAATACAATACTGCTAAATTCATCTTACTCAACGTAGTACCTGCCCTAGTAACTTTGATTGCTGGGCTTGGTGTGTTATATGGGTTTGATGCAACTAAGATCACTGCGACAATCGGTCTCTTTGCGACCTTCGCAGGTTCTGTACTTATGATCTCTACAAAACGTTATAACGAAGCGCAAGCCGCAGAAGACGACGGACGTTAATAAAAGGAGAGCTTGATGGCAACTCGATCTGAGGTACTTACTTGGGTTCGTAGTCTTGCCGACCGTGGTATCGGGGTTGATGCAGATGGTGCTTATGGCATGCAATGTGTCGACCTCCCTAACATGGTCGCTCAGAAGTTCTTTGGGCGTGCTATGTGGGGTAATGGTATTGATATGTTAAAGGCAGGACAGGGTCTAGGCTGGCGTACTACAGGCGGTAATGAACCTCCTCACGCCGGTGCTATATTCTGTATGCGGGTATCTTACCACGGCTACGGTCATACCGGTATTGTAGTTGGTGAACCTGATGGAAACGGTAACTTCCAGACTGTCGAACAGAACGTTGACGGTGGAATGAGCGGGGGTCCTGCTCGGTACCGTACGAGAAGTTTGGGTAACCCAACAGAAAACATTATCGGATTTATATATCCTCCATATTCTGACGGACTAGGTTCTACTGGTGGCGGTGGAGGAGGATCAGGCGAAGGAGAAACTATGGACTTTACATTTATGATTGGTGGAGAGGCGGCATGGAACTCAAGAACCATCTATTACTATAATGGCGCGGTTAATGAGGTACAGCCAATCCACAACATGGAAGAACTAAAATATCTTCGAGCTATTTATCAAGATACTCATGGACGAAGCTTAAAGCATTACGAGTGGAACACATCTGCGCCAGTATATCATCGTATATTTGGGGTTGTTCGACCTACAACAAGGGATGAATCTACTAAACCCGCATTGAGGTATTGATATGAGTATGTGCTTTACATTCCGTATTGAGGGACGTGACCCTGGACAACCTTATTTGCATGGTTGGGATCCTCGCAAGGTATATTTCTATAACGGTGATGATAACGAGATTATATATATCGAGAATGAAGATATCTTAACAAGACTCCGAGAGGTGTACAAGGAATCTAGGGGTCGTGATCTAGTTCATTATGTATGGACTACAAACGCTCCTGTATTTATACGTATATTTGGTGTATTAAGACCGAATGACGGTACTGGGGTTAAGCGAGAAGGACTAGAAGCGTTAAATCGTAAGATTGCTGAGTACGAAGACGCTTATTGGAAACCAACTCATTTCATGCCTAAGGTTGCCTTGCATATTCGGAAAGAGCCCACTAGAACAAGTGAGTCCTTAGGGGTATGTGATATAAACCGTAAGTATAAAGTTCTGGAGACAGTTACACAATGTGACTGGCACTGGGCCAAGATCAACCACAACGGTATTGTTGGTTGGATTGCTATGGGCGATATAACCGGTGAATGGTACGGTGAGAAATTCAATGAGCCAGGTACATAGCTTGATAAGGGCGTTGCTAGGGTAAAACTTACAACGCTCATTTTTTTTTCAAAATTTTACTCCTTTCTATATAGAAAGAAAAGAGGTAAATAAAATGAAATATTATGCTAATACCAACACTTGGGTTGATGAAGAAGATTTAATTTTCCAATGTAAAATGGCGTTATTTACTAAGGATTGCGTAGTTGATGCTATGTGGGAACACTTTGGTTCTCGCATGACACGAAAAGCAAGATATTTAGTAGAAAAGCAATATACTTGGATTGAAAGATTTGTTAAAAATCCAAATTTGTTGAGTGGCCATATGATCACTTATTACGGATTGAAAGCTGAAAAAGAACTAGGGATGACACCTGAAGATAAAGCTGAATTACAAGTCATTGGAGCACGCTTGTTTTCTGAGTTGCCAGAAGAGCAGCAAAAGGAAGCAACCTTGCTAATGATGAGCAAAGTAAAAATCGCTTAATCAGATGGAGGTCTACCCTCCTTCTTTTTTTTTCAAATTTTTACACTCTACTATATAGAATAGATAAATTATATATTGGAGGAAAATAAAATGGCAATTATTATTATCACATTGGTATTTTTGTTCGTACTTAATAGAGGTATTATATCTATTATAAAAGGATTTGGTGAATTTCTTTTGAAGTTATTCGGTAAAGCTGATTAACCCAAAGGGAACTACCAAGTTCCTTTTTTTTTACTTAAGGAGGTAAATAAGATGGCTAAGAAAAATGAACGTGATATGGGGTTCTGGGAAACCTTGCTAGCTATATTCTTGCTAGATTGGTTATTCTAAAATAATTACAATCCACTATATAGAATAAATATTTTGGAGGATTTTATAATGAATAAAATTATGCAAATTCGTATGGAAATGCGCGATGAAGTTAAGAAGGTTATCGCTAATAAAGCTGATGCGATCGACGATCTTATTACTGATCGTTATATGAAAGACCCTAACTCGTATGTTAATATCAAAGTTACTGATATTGCAGACGCTTTAGGTGTTTCTAAATATAGCGTACAGAATAATATCGATTTGATCCAAACGGTTATTATCGAGAAATTCGGCTACATCGTCGTCCCATTCGTAGATGATGATTTTGATATTGTAATCTCACTAGGGATTAGATTCTAAGAAGGACGCTGGGTAATTTACTCAGCTTTCTTTTTTTTTTGAAAAGGAGGAACTTATGAAAAGAGAAGCAACCGTCAAATTCATTTTTGGGTTTATTATCTCATGTCTGGTTTCTGCGCTTGTAGGTATTTCTATTTGGTTTGGCTATACAATGGCCTATATGAAATATCAACCTTTACAGCAGGAAAAGGACATGTATAAGAGCCGTTGGGAGATCAGAGATAAAGCCGCGACCTACTACTATCAACAGTATAAGGACGTTAAGGAAAAGTATGATCTTATTAAAAAGGTAAATGAAACAAAAAGCAAATAGGGGGGTATATTATGTACGACAAAGAAAATTGCCACTTGAAGACAATGGAACAAAACTGGGATAGAATTCAACGTGACTCAGATAAAAGAAGATACCTTAGTGTTGATGTGACGCGTATCCTAAATAAGGTCCAAGACATGATAAATACCTTTAAACCGTATAGTATGGAGACCCTTACCGAACCGTTGACCGTTTGCCTGTCATCGACATATTTGAATAAGATCTATGAAGAGCAAGGAGTCCCTTACAAGTACTTTGAAGCTGCTTCTAAAGATATACTTATCCCAACGTTGATCAACGACTTCGGATATTCTGCAAGATTCAAATACGACAGCTTTTTGGACGGTACGGTTATTGGTTATAGTGTAGTAATCCAACTATATAAAAAATAATTACACCTCACTATATAGAAAGAGAGGTAACTATTATGTTAAGACGATTGCTACGTTTTATTGGTTTCTACTGTCTAGCTGGATATGCTGTCCTTGAGAAGTCTTATATTGATAAGCTGATTAAGAACGGGTATCTGGATAAGGACGCAGAACAACAAAACCGCAGATTGGAAGTAACAAGATTTGTGCTTACCAAACTTAAGAAAGAATATTAGTCTGGATTAAATTCCAGGCTTTTCTTTTTTTTTTCAAAAGGAGCAAATAATATGAAAAAACAATATGATAAATCTAAATGTAAACTACTCTCTAAAGATCTAAATGTTGAGGAGATTATCGCTAGGAATAAATCTGTATTAAGTACCTATGACTTTACAACCGTACTAAATGCAATTCAACAAAAGTTCAATAGAATGCAGGGATTCCCATCTGAGGAACGAAAAATGTCGATAGGAATGCGTCTTATCCATGCCGTATATGAAGATGATAAGATCTCAAGTAATCTATATGACAAGCTGGATAATAAACTATTGACTATATTACGAGATGACTTTGGATACGAATGCGAAATTCAAAACTTTGATAGTTCGTTTTTTGGATCGTATTACCTTGTAATATATCTCTAAAATAAATACACTTCACTATATAGAAAGAGAGGTAAACATTATGTTTAATAAAATTTTTAAGAAGTCTTCTAGCAAGAAGATTGAAGAAACTATCAATGCTAAACTCGATGAGTTAAACACTAGACTTGCTAGTGCTGAAATTGGCAGTGATGAGTACGACCAGACACTTGGTGAAATTGATATTCTTACCAAATCACTCATGGACATCAAAGACCGTGAGTTAAAGGTTAAGGATAAGAAATTGGAACCAGCAGTTAAGGCTGCTCTAATCACGACCATTGGAGGTGCTGTAGCAAGTATTCTAGGGATTCTAATTATTCGGGACTATGAGGCAGAAGATGGTATCTTCACTTCAAGCGCGAAGTCATTCGTTAAGAAAATTTATTAAAGTAGGGAGTGTATACCACTCTCTCTTTTTTTTTTGAAAGGATATTTGTATGGAACCTAAAGTAGCGGAGTATATTTACTACGAGCCTTATTTCGATAGATCATTCAGGCAGTTATTCTTCAACTATATTTACGGGATACTGTCTGAAAACCACCTTGAGGCTACTGAAGTTGACTTTGAGATGTTTCTCATCATCTTCACAACAACCATGATGACTATAAACTTCACCTCAACATCGGACATTGTATTCTATCATAAAGACGACCTCAGACAGATTTATTTCGGTTACTTTAAGATGAAGGTTGTGACATCAACCTCGCAGGAAACGTTGAATAAGATAATCTCAAGAATGCGGAGTAAGATTGTGGAGTATGACCTATCACCTACTGACGTGGACTTTGAGAACTGTATCGATCTAATTAAGGAAGACCTTCCTGAATCATATTTAGATGAAATGTCGGACATTATAGCTTATAAATGGTCTTATTTCAAAGAGTCATATTATAACATTGTTCGTATTCTACATGGAATGAGGGGGTATAAATGACACCAAAAGAAAGACAAGAACAACGTGAGGAACGCTACCGCAATATGACAGATGAAGAGTTTATTCGTCATTTTGTAGCTGATGCTGTTATTCTCACATGTTATACGGATATCAAATTTAACGATGCCGATGAATGGGCCGAATGGTGTACTGAAGAACATGACGAATGGTATTGCGGTAAGTCATTCTATAGCCTAGCATCAGATTTCAAATACTACATTGAAGAATGTATTAGTAATGCGGAAAAGATAGTTAATGAACTATTATAAGGAGTATAGTCATGAAAAAGAAACCTACTATTTTTACAGTTATTGCAGTTTTGGTATTTTTAGGTATTGGGTTCTGCGTATACCATTTTACGCCACATCCGCCTAAAGCAGATATTGTAACTGTTGCTGATGTCCATCAACTTGACACTGATGCTGATTGGAAAGGTAAGATCGCTCGCTTGGAAATTACCGAGAGCTCACTTGAGAGTTATGATAAGGAAACTCTGAAGTACGGCTTCTTAGGTAAAGTTAAAGTCAAAGACTCCCCGGGAGAAGTATATGGCCAATTCAATATGTACGACGCGCACAACCTACCTAACATTCACATTGGCGATATCCTCTATGTTCGAGTAGTTGGACTTGAAGGTAAGGATAACGTTTTTGGCCCAATGATTAAGGGCGATATTATTTATGTTGAGAAAGGAAGTCATTAATGCGTAACGAAATACTACTATTCCCAAACAACGAGATCCTCGTCAATGCCTTATACAGAACAAGGATTACGCATCATACTAGATCAAACCATGGTATAAGATTACATATTTCACCCATCAGTACTGCCGACCATATCGAAGATGATTTAGATGTTATGGAAAGTATTGGGGATTACTTATTTGATCTATACCTAAAAGATCCACGGATTGCGAATAAATTAATTCGTCCGAAATACTACTATAACTATAAAGTTAGAAGTTGGGTATTTACATTCGATTTTAAATAAAAAAATTACAAGCCACTTATTAGAAACGAAAAATAATTTAAAGGAGGACATTAACATGTCAAATAAAGTTTCAAAAATCGTAAATGAAGAAGTTATCGAAGACGCAGTGGAAACTGTTGTTGATACCGCTACTGAAAATGTTACTACAGATGTAGTACCAGTAGAGCCAACACAACCAGTGGAAGTTGTCAAACAAGGTAAGGTTAAAGCAACCTGGAATTGGATTAAACAACACCCATGGGGTGTAGTGGCATCTATTGGTGCTGGTCTGGGAGTTATCATTCTCGGTAAGAAGGTATACGACGCAGGAATGCCTGCGGAATTCGAAGTAACCGAAATCAAGAATGATATTATTGAACAACCTATGGAACATGTTGATGCAGAAGGTAATAAAGATATTGATTTACGTCGTGGATATCAAACGTTAGATAGTAATAATGCGTTAGCATACTTACGATACTCAGATCCTAAACATGACACGTTTACTCGTGTTCAACGACAAGAACGATTTTTAAAATTGTGGGTGGAACAAGAGCATAATGCATTTTTCTTAACAAATGCATGGCATATTTGGCGTATTTGGGATCATTTTGATAGTAATATCTCTACCTTAGATGCTATTAAGCTCGTATACAACGCGAGCAAAATTAATAAGGA